TCCCATGGTTGCAGCAAACTTAGCTCTAAGCCAAGGAGCCCTCATTGCTGGTGCAACTATGTCTGGGGTAAATCAAGTACATTCTGTTGCTCCAATTTCTTGGCAATCATATATCGGGAATCCTCTTATAAAGAAAGAGGAAAAAGATTTTATCAAAAATCAAAATCCAGGAAAGTCAGCAGCGTGGTACAAAGCAAAAGAAAGAGATATCAGAAAGAACAGAACCATAGATATCGTAAATAAAAAATACTCTATACATGTAACAGATAACGATGTTGCTGATGCAATTGGAATTGGAATGTTTTCTTTAGACAATTGGGACAAGGTTGTGAAATAATGAGAAGTAAAGGTCTACACCTCTCTGAAGCATTTATGAAGAAGAGATATGTTATGGACAAGAAGTCTCCAGAGGACATTGCTAAAGAGTGCGGAGTAAGTGTACAATTGATATATCGTCAACTAAAGAAAATGGGGTTAAGGAAATGAATCTAGAGGAACTAGTAAAGAAAGCTCCTGCTGGAAAAGAAATCTCAAAAACCTGTGATGACATAAAGTTGTTGCTATTAAACAAGAATGTGGCATATGGAAACTCAGCCTTAAGCCCAATTAGAATTTTTAGCAAGGCTGAGAATAACGAACAACTCTACGTCCGTATAGATGACAAGCTAAATAGGTTGAAGAACAATCAGTCGTATCCAGGAGACAATGATGTAGACGATCTAATTGGGTATTTGATTCTGTTGAAGATTGCTAACCAAAGGCAAGAGCAACATGATTAAAAGAAAAACAGTATTCGTCCCCAAGTCAGATATGTATTCTAGATCAGATGAATATACCTTGGACTCTGGAAGAATTATTACTAGAGGAGAAGTGATTCGGGTAGAGGGTGTCTCCGATATAAAGTTTAAATTTAAAGAGCATGTTATAAATAATGATAGTGGTAAAGAATGGGTGGATTGTTATGAGTTAGAGAAGGGTATCTCTTGTGGTCTAAGATCATTCCGTCCTGAAAGAATTATACCCATCTCAAAGAAGAAGAATAGAAATAAGATAGAAGACGCTTCTTGTGGCTAAAGATAATTTAAAGAATCATAGCCAGATTCATTTATTTGATAGTGAAAAAAATAAAAAAGAGAAGCCACAAAAAAGAACTGCTGCTAAGAAGCGAGAAGTCCAAGAAATGCTTGGAAAACTAAAAGAAAAAAATGGGTGTTTAGACTGTGAGACAAAATATCCATTCTACATCCTTGATTTTGATCATGTTTATGGTAAGAAGGTTGCGAATATCGGACAGATGTTAGATTATTTTAGCCTAGAAGATATACTAAAAGAAGTAGCCAAATGTGACGTTGTATGTTCCAACTGTCATAGAGAAAGAACTTATAGTAGAAAAAGAAATGTGTCCTAGGTCACATATAATAACCTAAAAAAAATAGACTTTAGGCCATAGTTGTGATATTCTATAATGATGTTGTTGCCGTCAGGAGGAAGAAATGACGAAAACGAAACTGCTAGGAGGCATTTTAGGAATGGTGATTGTTATTAGTACAGCTTTACCAGCAATCGCTGAGCCTGCCCCCAACCAGGTGTATGCTAAGTCTGCACCGACTGCGACGGAACAAGTCGTAATATCTAGTCATGAGTATCGGATGTCACAATCAAAAGATGCTAAGGACATGATGGGATACGAAAAATCACTTTATAAAGGTGAATGGTATGACTCAAAGTGGGAAAATACAAGAAAATGTATTATGCACGGAGAGTCACGCTTCAATTACAGATCAGCAAACAAAACATCATCAGCGAGGGGGGCATACCAATTTTTAGATAATTTTTGGAGAGTGTCCTTAACGCATATGCTGTTAGAAGAATCAAAGAAAAGCAATGATGGTTTATCCAAGGAAATTAAAAAGTTAAGAGATAAGCCAATTCATGAATGGAATAGATATTATCAAGATAGATCTTTCTTTACAGCGTGGAGACACAGTGCTGGAAAGAAACACTGGTATCAATTTAATTCTGATTGCATGTAGTTCGTAGTGGGGCGAGACCCAAATAAAAATTAAGGTAACAACAACTCGTCCCACTACTGCTATAATTGTTACTAATAAAGGAGCTTTATGGATAGCCAAGAATTAGTGCTACATATAGAAGAAGTTAATACGGTAGCCTCAGAGTACATCAAAGGTAATGATGCCTCTGCAATTTCTAAAACATTAAACATCCCTCGCAACAGAGTTCTCTCCCTCTTGAATGAGTGGAGAAACATGGTGGCAAACAATGAAGCAGTAAGAATCAGGGCTAGGGAAGCCCTTGCTGGAGCAGATCAACATTACAATCACTTAATTAAACAAGCATACGAAGTAATCGATGACGCTAACACTACTGCAAATCTTTCTGCAAAGACAACTGCAATCAAACTTATTCTTGATATTGAGGGAAAAAGAATAGACATGCTACAGAAGGCTGGACTTTTAGAAAATAAAGAATTAGCAGATCAATTGCTAGAGCAAGAAAGAAAACAAGAGTTGATTGTTGATATTCTAAAAGACATTGCATCAAAATACCCAAATATTCGTAATGAAGTAATGATGAGGCTTACCGAAATTTCTGGTGCATCTGGAGAGGCTGTTGTAATTTATGAGTCTTGATTTTTCAGATTTTATCTCAGCCCTTGATGCTCAGCCATTTGAAGAAATCCCAGTTGATCTAGATACTTTTCTTCATGCTCCTCTGTACTTAGAACAACCAGAGCTATCACAGATCCAGCGTGATCTTGTAGAGGCTATGAGCCAAATCTATAAAGAAGAAGATCTTATTAGGTTTATGGGGGAAGCAGAAGGCAAGGCCCACTATAAAAAATATACAAAGTCAGAGGTGTTGCTGCAACTAGGCAAGGGTAGTGGTAAAGATCATACATCTACTATTGGGTGTGCCTATCTTGTATATAAGCTAATGTGTCTAAAAAATCCAGCACAATACTTTGGCAAGCCACCTGGAGATGCTATTGATATTATTAACGTTGCCGTAAATGCCCAGCAAGCAAAGAATGTTTTCTTTAAAGGATTTAAGAATAAGATTGCTCGCTCCCCGTGGTTTGCTGGAAAATATGACGCAAAGGTAGACAGCATTGAGTTTGATAAAGCTATTACTGTTTACTCTGGACATTCAGAAAGAGAGAGTCACGAAGGACTAAACCTGATACTTGCAATCCTTGATGAGATATCGGGGTTCGCCCAAGACTCAGCATCTGGAAATGAAAATGCAAAAACTGGTGATGCCATATACAAAGCCTTCCGTGCCTCAGTAGATTCACGATTTCCAGATTTTGGTAAAGTAATCTTGTTGTCTTTTCCCCGATACCCAGGTGACTTTATTTCAAAAAGATATGACACAGTTGTTGCAGAAAAAGATGTTGTCATAAGGAGTCACACCTTTATTATTAATCCAGACTTGCCAGAAGATCTTGCAGAAAACCAATTCACTATTGAGTGGGAAGAAGATCATATTAAATCTTATAAAACTTCTGGGGTATTTGCAATCAAGAGACCGACATGGGAAGCTAATCCAACGAGAAAGATAGAAGACTTTGAAAGAGCATTTGTAGATGACTATGCAGATGCAATGCAAAGATTTGCTTGTATGCCATCCTATATGTCAGATGCATTCTTTAAGCAAAAAGAAAAGCTAGAGAAGTCTATGTGCTTACACAATCCAATTGACTCTTTTAAGAGGATAGAACCAGTATGGCAACCTAAAGAAGGTGTTCGATATTTTCTTCATGCTGACCTTGCTCAAAAGCACGACAAATGTGCAATAGCAATATCTCATGTGGATAAGTGGGTAGAGGTAAGAACTTTTAATGATTACACTCAGGTTCACCCCCTAGTTATTGTTGATGCTATTGTTTGGTGGGAACCACAAAAAGAAGGACCTGTTAATCTATCAGAAGTAAAAAACTGGATTGTTGATTTTCGTAGACAAGGATTTGATATTGGTTTAGTTACCTTTGACAGGTGGCAATCATTTGATATCCAGCAAGAATTAAAGTCTGTAGGTATTAAAGCAGATACTTTGTCTGTAGGAAAGAAGCACTACGAAGATCTAGCCATGCTTGTCTATGAAGATAGAGTTATGATGCCACACATTCAAATCCTTTTGGACGAAATGAGTCAGCTAAGAATTGTTTCTGATAAGAAGGTTGACCATCCTCGAAAAGGGTCTAAGGATCTCTCAGATGCCGTTACAGGGGCAGTATATAATGCAATAGCTCATACACCTCGCAATCTGAATCAAGAAATATCTATTCATTCCTGGAAGTCTGTTACAAAAGAAAGGGCTGCGGAAGCTTCAGAAAGTCTTATTGTTCCTCCAAAGCCAACGGAAGAGATAAAAGAATATCTTTCCAGCATGGGATTTATGTAGTTGACAATAAGAAAAGGTTCTGGTAGGATTTACACATGACAGCTTTTATCATCTCATCCCTAGTTTTATTTTTTCTTTCTTTAGTCAGCAATATACTCTTTGTCTTAAATGAAAATACAACATTTAAGGGTGGAGCAGTCGTTGGGCTTATCATCTTTACATCTATGTTGGTTTGGGGATCGCTCCTTTTATTTCAATAACAACGATGGTATTGGTGGTATAATTTAGCTATGAACGATACAGAACTTGAAGAGTTTACAGACGAAGATTATACAGTTGCAGATGAATCAAATATTGATTGGGCGGTGCTTTAATGGCAAAGCTTTGTGCAGCAGGGATAACTCTTAGAGATCAGGTAAACAAAAAATGGGTTAGCAGAGATAAGTCTAGTGATGGCTGGATTGGGGATTCTGCTCATGCAGCAAGAGAAGGTTGGGGAACTAATGGAAAAGGATCTTATCATAATCCAGACCCATTTGGCGTTGTTCATGGTCTTGATATCGATGAGGATTTTTTAGGCAAGGGCAAAGGACAAAAAGTTGCAAAAGAGTTTGCAGAACAACTTGCAACATACTGTCGTGAAGGAAAAGATAACGGAAGAATTGCCCACATTGTTTATGAAGGACAAGTAGCGTCTGCAACAGCAAATAACTGGCACTTTAGAGGATCGGGATATGGACATTTTTATCACATACACATTAGCTTTACCAATAAAGCAGACAATGATGGATCTCTCTTTAAGCTCCCCATATTTAATGAAAATACACCTTCAAATAAGTTATGGGATGGAGTGGTTCCAGAGTTCAATAACATTATAAAAGCAATGGATGACAAAGAATTAAAAAACAAAGCATCTTGGAGACTATCTTGCAGGCTAGCAGATCTAGGGTTCTTTAAGGGAATTCCAGTGGAGTATGAGCAAAGTTATCCTTGGAATGCGGTAGCAGCATGGCAAAAATCAAAGGGGTATAACGTACAGCCTCCAGGTAAGTACGGAAGAATTGCCCACGGAAAGATTTTCGGAGGATAGATATGCCTTGGGAAATTAAAGAAGACACTCCTCAATGTTCTGGATACGGTGTATTTAAAGAAGGAACAGATGAGCTAGAAGGTTGTCACGATAGTAGAGAAAAAGCACAAAGACAAGTGGCTGCTCTTTATGCATCAGAACCAGAAGCATCAAAGTCAATCGATTCAGAGTTTGAGAAGTATCGTGGAGAACTTTATACAAGATTAACAGAAGAAGAAAAAGCATTCCATGATGCTCTAGTATCTATCGCAGAAAAATACGGTCCGTTTGATCTTGGGACATCTAGTATCTGGGTTGGTTATGAATCTGGAGAAGATAACGAAGATGCAAAAATTGGTGTAATGTGTTCCAATTGTTCATTCTTCAATCCATCAAATAATGGTTGTGCAATTCTTTCGTATACTGTTGAGCCACTCGGTAAGTGTCGTCTTGCAGCAATTCCAGATGGATACGTTATGCCTGAGATGGATGAAGAAGAAGAGGATGAAGAAAATATAGATAAAAATTATACTGGATGTGGGTGTGAGACCTGCAAAAAAATGAATGTAGCTTGCAAGGATTGCCCAGTCTGCAAATTAGAAATAGATAAGGCTTCAGGAGTTAGAGTAGGCCAGATGGTTTCTTGGGGTTCTTCAGGTGGAAGAGCAGAAGGAAAAGTAAAGAGAATTGTTAGGAGCGGATCATATAATGTTCCAGATTCAGACTTTACAATTACAGGAACAGAGGATAATCCAGCAGTTGTTATTGAGGTATACCGTGATGACAAGCCAACAGGAAGAATGGTTGGGCATAGGATGAATACTCTTACAGTAAAGAAGAGCCTTTGGTCTGGAGTGTTTGATCCAAAGATTGGCTTGATGAAACGTGGCTGATACCTACTCCCCGAACTCTGGAATGAAAGCAGCAGCCCGTAGAGCCCTTAAGTGGAAGGAAGAAGGAAAGGCTACTGGAGCAGGAACCCCTGTTGGCTGGGGTAGAGCAACGGATATAGTTAATGGCTCTGTAATGTCCCTTGATACAGTAAAGAGAATGTATTCTTTTTTCTCTCGCCATGAAGTTGACAAAAAAGGAAAAGACTTTTATAATACATCTAATCCATCCAACGGTAGAATCATGTGGGATGCTTGGGGTGGAGATGCAGGATTCTCTTGGTCAAGAAAGATTGTTGAAAGAGAAAAAGCAAAAAAGGTTTGGCAAGGATCGGCATTTGATTCAAATGTTGACAAAAGAAATAACTCCTGATAAACTTATAGAAAGGAGCTGTTAGGATGTCGCACATCTTATTTTCATTTAGTTCATCTATAGGATTCCTTTGGTCTATTTTTTTTCATGCATATTATTATATGATTGAGGATAAGCTAGATCGAGTTTTTGATAGCATAGTTCGAGAGGTAGAAGAGGAAATGGAAGAAGATGAAGACAATGCCGTTAGTGTTGCCATCATAGAGGATAAAGCCTATTGGGTTATCAATAACATGTTTTATCAAGCTGATCTAACGATGGATGGTGAAATTGACAAATCAAGCTCTAGACCAGTTAATGCATTTAGCATGTCAAACAAAGACATAACAAAAATGCTTTTTATATTAGATAACTTAGCAGAAGGATAATTATGAATATTGTTGTTCAAGGAACCAAAGAGTTCTCAGACTATAATGTATTTTTACGATCAATGGGAGTTGTTCTTTCAGATGTTAGCGATGGAGAGTTTAATCTTTATTCAGTTGGACCATCACAAATAAATTCTTTTACTGCTGAGTTTTGCAATAGATCGGAAAATAGCCTAAAGCAAAGAGGAATTAAAGCAAAGTTTTTTAGAGTTCCAGTATCTTTTATTGAAGAGAAAATGAATACTTTTGATTATCTTGTTTTCCTTTCAACTCCAAATCAAAGACCTTCTAAGTTGGTAAGATCTGCTGAGCTAAGTGGAGTTGAAGTTGGAATATTTCGATACTAGTAATATTATTTTATGCAGGAGATTGAATGCTAGCAAATAAATGGACAAAAAACAATCAAGGAGAGAATTATGTTTGTAAGTAATTTAACAGATATGGAAAAAATCGTTTCCTTTAGACCAGACCTTGAATGGGATGGATGGAACGTTGTTCAATATAAAAACAGTGCCTCTGCTCAGTTTGATAAAAAAGGTGTTTATAGAGACGGTCAATGGCATAAGAAGATTGTCTATGCTGTTACAGAAAATGGATGGTCTCTACCTAACTACATGGGATTGAACAATGAACTATAAATGGAAAGATCAGGCTAAATGTCTGGGGATGGACACAAACATATTCTTCGATAAGTATGAAGAAGATCAAGCAATTGCTGCAAGAATAGATAACTTTTGTAGACAGTGCCCTGTAAACAAAGAATGCTTCGCTGTTGGAGTCTCAAATAAAGAATGGGGAGTCTGGGGTGGTGTTTATTTAAAAGAGGGAAACATCGACAGAGAGTTCAATCAACACAAAACAAAGCAATCATGGTTTGATACATGGAAGTCTCTAACGATGGATAAAGAATGATCTATACCCCTAAGATGAAGAGAGATGTTCATACAGTAAAGGTTCCCTCTAACTTTGCAATGGACGTTGTAGAATATGACATGCCTCCACCATACATAGGACTTAGGTTCTATGAAAGTCATTGGCGGCATATGAGCGACACAGAGAGGTTAAAATGTATTGCTTACCTACAGAAGGTAAAGAAGATTATTGAATCGTATGGGGTATCAGTAACACTTGATCCTGTATATGATGTTCCTGGAGGTCAAAAACTAGGATGACAATAATGGTTAGTATTGTTTCTTATAGGGATACTGAGCTAGTTCCCACCATTAGGAGCTTTATAGACAATGCAAAGAATCCAGACTCACTATACTTTTGTATTGTTTCTCAAGACTTAAAAAATAAACATCCAGATTTATCTTTTATAAAGAATCTTTCTTATGTAAAGATGGATTCTAGAGAAGCTCGCGGAGCAGGTTATGCAAGAAAGATTGCAATGGATTTGTATAGAGGAGAAGATTACTTTTTACAAGTAGATTCTCACATGAGAGCAGGCAAAAACTGGGATTCTGAAATGATTGGAATGTACTTTACTTCATGCACTATGGCAAAGACAGAAAAAGTTATCCTTAGTCAGTTCCCTGCTCCTTACGAAGTTCATACTGATGGTAAGATATTTTATCCTAAAAATCATGAAGAGTTATGGGACAGACCATCTTGGTCAAAGGTACATAATAGAGATCACGGAGCATGGTCAGCAACTAGACAGGAGATTGAAGACTTGTCTAAGCCACACCTATCTCACACTGTTCTTGCTGGATACTTATTTGCTCCTGGAATATTTGTAAAAGAAATCCCATCTGATGAAAGAATATCCTTTATGGGAGAAGAATTATGCATAGCGATTAGATCTTATACAAGAGGATGGAAGATTTATGCACCAAACAAAATGCTTCTGTGGCACTATTACAAAAGAAGTCGTAGTCCAAAAGTTTGG